TAGCATGGAGAGGGGCCTATCACGACGCAAGAATCCTATGGGGCATGTTCGCCCGAAAATACGTCCCAGCCTGTTTCGAATGGTCCGTCGGTGGCCGATGGCGCAGGAACAAGAAACAGTTCGACTACGACGTAGAATCACGCGCTGTACTTTTTAATAATTACTCGATGGATTTAATCTGCATGATCTTCGCTCAGCGCATGACATCTGAATTCAAGAAGTTAGACGCTCACGGCAATTTCTTAGGTCATGCAATGCAGAAGTTCGGCTACGAACGTTATATTAATTGGAGGAACAAGCCCGTGCGCAACGTACGGACGGGCGAGCTACTAGAACCTAATCTATACATCGCGATCGATGCTAAATCTCACGACTCAAGCCGCACGCGAAAGCATAAGATAATTGCTATGTCGCTAATCAGAGGATGCTTCCCTAGAGGCGGAGTCGTAGACAAGTTTTTCTTCGCAATGACTTACAATCTCTGTAACCTTAAGGTCGTGACTCCGGGTGGATATACTTACCTCTTCCAAGATGGTAACCCGTCGGGCACGCCTTGGACTTCTTGGATCGCGACCTTAACCAACTGGATCGACTGGTGTTGCATACGACACCGTTGTCCTCACCTTAAGGGAATTGCGATAGAAGTCGCGATTGCGGGGGACGATACTGAGATAAAAGCTCACCTGCCTGCCGGCGAGCAGATAGATTGGGGGAAAGTGGCAAAGTGGGCAAAGAAGAACTGCTCTCTGGACATTCCGATAGAGGAGTGGGCGTTCGAGGAATTCGACTCGACAAAGCACGTGTTGCGCGGACAAGTAGATTCAGAGAAGGTCTCATTCTTAAAGGTGTCAGCAACTAACAAGTACAACGGTACTCACCAGATGAAACACTTCGCTAATAAGGATCTCGCTCCGAAGACCGTGCTGAAGAAGGGCTTCTGCCCTCTAGATAACTTGGTCGCTCTGACATCGGTGCACAGCGACGCTCCAGAGATGCGAGAAATGATTGCTCACAGGTTGTTCCAGTACTTTAACCGTAGAGATCCCACAGCCGGGAAGGACGATAGGGCCGAAATGGAATCTTACGAGAAACGGGTCTGGGAAGAGAACTGCAAGGCCAACAGGAGTTACTCCCTAGACAAGTTCATGGACCGGTATAAGACAAAGGCTCATCCTGGCGAACCTGCACGCAGGCACTGGCCGATAGATAACGACCTTCTTCATCACGCGTGGAAGTTTTACAAGACATATGGCTGGGTTGAGAAAGACCTGAGGATCGCGGCATTGCAAGAACTCCCCTTTGAATTCTGCGGGCTACCTAGAGAGCCCGGGATGCATCTCGCTCCCGCCTCCGAGGCGGGGAGATTCCTATGGGGGAGTCCCGCCCTCTCCTTTCCGCTCGCCCTCCCGGAAGGGGAGGTGGGCAAAAAGGGGCGCCTTCGGCCCCACGGTGCTGAGGGGGGAGCTTGGGCCCAGTTTAAGGCTCGAGCCGGCCCCCGACATTTAGGCCTCGCTAAGCGACTTGCCTCGAAGCCTAAGTGAATCTAAGATCTAAGACAGCACGGCGGCGGTAGCATTGCTACTGTTCCGCCTATGTCCCGTTAGGGGGACTATTCTTAGAATAGGATCCCCTCAAGGGGAATTCGCTATTAGGCAAGTATGCGAACATCGGTCCGTGCCGATGCGAACAGGCCCCCGGCCACGGGTTGAAGTCGGGCCAGCCGCAACCCAACATATGAATGGATATAATTAATGATGACTTTACCCCCGACCCCGATTACCTAGCTGCGAAACCTACGGTTACTAAGAAAGACGGCATCGTTAGGACCGAGACCAAGTCGGGCTTCATTTACTTGTCGACTGACGACGGTTCTGGGAATTCTAGTCCGCTCCCTCTGATGGAAAAGAAGAGAGCTGGCAATCTCAAACTTATCTTCACGGCGAAGATCGCCGCTAAAGACA